GCTGGAGAGCACGCCTTCGTTTTTATTGCAACGTTCTTGTAGATGATGGCATTGAGCCACCATACGTAGCCATTTGGTCAATGGGTGTTAGCAAGCAGTCATCATTCAATACAATTCGTGAGTATGCCTTGGAGACAGGAAGCATCTCAAACCTAACTTGGAAATTAAAGAGAAATGGACAAAGTACAGAAACTAGTTATACTATGATCCCATCTTCTCCAGACAAAGAACCATTCACTTGGGAGGGTGTTGCACCATACCCATTAGAAATGGCTCTACGTCGTGTTCCATATGCAGAGCAAGAGGCATTTTATCTTGGCTTTGATTCACCATCAACAACCTCATCAACCAATACTGATTGGTAGTATGAGTTACACTGGACTGCATGTACATACACATTACTCATTAATGGATGGGGTTGCTACTCCAGCAGAATACTTAGACCGTGCTGTGGCGCTAGGGATGACCTCTCTAGCGATCACAGACCACGGAACGCTTTCAGGCCATCGTGAATTTGCTCGTGAGGCAAAATCAAGGGGAATCAAACCAATTCTTGGCATAGAAGGATATATGACTAATGATAGGTTTGATCGTCGTGAAAAGGCAGAACGCACTGACCCATTAGACAATAACTATAATCACATTGTTCTATTGGCTAAGAATGAAAAAGGTTTGGAAAATTTAAACAAGATAAACGAAATTGCTTGGACTGAGGGATATTTTAGAAAACCTAGGTTTGACTTTGAGACATTAGAAAAGTATAAAGAGGGAATTATTGTTACCTCTGCCTGTCTAAGTGGAATAGTTGCAAAGGCTGTTGATCAAGAAAATTATGCAGTTGCAAAAGAAAAAATACAATGGTTTAAAAAAGTTTTTAATGATGACTATTATATCGAAGTGATGCCCCACAATCCAGCACAAATTAATATCGCTTTAATTGATTTAGCAGACGAATTTAACATTAAAGTAGTTGTTACCCCAGATTGCCACCACTCAACAACAGATCAAAAAGAAATTCAAGAACTTATGTTAATTTTAAATACACACGCAAAATTAGAAAAAGGCGTTACATATGAAAAATCTAAAACTCATAAAGATATGATGAGACGCTTAGACTATTTGTATGGCAAAGAAAGAATGATGAGTTTTAATAAGTTTGATATTCATCTACTTTCATATGATGAAATTAAAAGCGCTATGCTAAAGCAAGATATATATAGAGAAGATATATATGAAAATACATTAGAGATTGCTGCAAAAATTGAAGACTATAACATCAAAGAACATTTAAATTTATTGCCAGTTCAGTATAAAAATCCAGACCAAGAATTATCAAATTTAGCCTTTGCTGGTTTGGAAGAAAAAAAACTTACCAGTAATTGGCTTGGGAATGATATATATGAACAAAGATTAGATGAAGAACTTAGTATTATTCGAGAAAAGAAATTTGCCCCATACTTTCTTGTTGTTAGTAATATGATTAACTGGGCCAAAAAAGAAGACATTATGGTTGGCCCTGGTCGTGGTTCTTCTGCAGGGTCTCTTCTTTGTTTTTTACTTGGGATTACAGACATTGATCCAATCGAACACGGACTTTTGTTTTTCCGTTTTATTAACCCAGATAGAAATGACTTTCCAGATATTGATACGGACATTCAAGATTCAAGACGTGATGAAGTAAAAGATTATCTTGTTAGACAATATCGCCACGTTGCATCAATTACAACTTTCTTAGAATTTAAAGATAAGGGAGTTGTTAGGGATGTTGCAAGAGCACTGAATGTTCCATTGTCAGATGTTAATAAAGTTTTAAAGTTAGTAGATACATGGGATGAATACTGTATGAGTAAAACAACTCATTGGTTTAGAGAAAAATATCCAGAGATAGAAAAATTGGGGGAACAATTACGTGGACGTATTAGAGGTACTGGCATTCATGCTGCTGGGGTTGTCACTAGTAAAGATCCTATTTTTAGGTACGCACCGCTGGAGACACGTTCTTCTCCTGGTTCCGATGAGCGCATACCTGTTGTGGCGGTTAATATGGAAGAGGCTGAAAAAATTGGTTTAATTAAAATTGATGCTCTTGGCTTAAAAACATTAAGTGTAATTAAAGATACAATTGACGAGGTCGAAAAAAGACACTTTATAAAAATTAATTTATTAGAAATTGATTTAACTGATCAGAATATTTATGAAATGATTTCGGCAGGATATACAAAAGGGGTGTTCCAGTGTGAAGCAACACCATACACCAACCTTCTTGTTAAAATGGGTGTAAAAAATCTTTCAGAACTTGCAGCATCAAACGCTCTAGTAAGACCAGGAGCAATGAATACTATTGGAAAAGATTATATTTTACGTAAACATGGTAAACAAAAGGTTACATATCTTCATGATAAAATAAAAACAATAACATCTGATACGTACGGATGTATTTTATATCAGGAACAAGTTATGCAGGCCTGCGTAGAACTTGGCGGAATGACAATGTCTGAGGCTGATCAGGTTCGTAAGATTATCGGTAAGAAAAAAAATGCTAGGGAGTTTGATGTTTTTCAAGAAAAGTTTATTAGTGGTGCTTCTAATTATATTAGCCCCAATTTGGCTCGTGATTTATGGCATGACTTTGAAGCGCATGCGGGATACTCGTTCAACAAGAGTCATGCGGTTGCTTACTCTACACTCTCGTTTTGGACGGCGTGGTTAAAGTATTACTATCCAATTGAATTTATGTTTGCTTTATTAAAAAATGAAAAAAGTCCAGACAACAGAACAGAGTATTTAATTGAGGCCAAGAGAATGGGCATTCCAGTTAAACTGCCACACATCAATGACTCTGGAAAAGATTTTGAAATTGAGGGCAAGGGTATACGTTTTGGATTAACAGCAATTAAGTTTATTTCAGATAAGATTGCAGATAAATATATTAGTGCAAGGCCATTTAAAACATATAAGGACGTTGAAACTTTTACTTTTACAAAAGGCAATGGGGTAAATAGTAGAGCCCTTACGGCAATGAACTCTGTTGGAGCATTAACATTTCAGGATAATCCACGAGACGATAAAAGAATTAAAGAAAATCTTTATGAGTATTTAAATTTGCCTGAGTTTAACACTGTACTTCCATCACACTATCATGCCTTTATTCAAGATGTTTCGGACTTTGAGGAAAAGGGATCGTATGTATTAATGGGTATGGTAAAAAATATTAAACGAGGCACTGGCTGGTCACGAGTAGAAATATTAGATAAAACAGGAAGTGTGGGTATATTTGATGAAGAACAGACAACTATTGAGGCAGGCAACACGTATCTCATTCTTGCTAATGATAATAGGATTCTTTCTGCTATCCCTGTCGATCAATTAAAAGGCTCTCAAAATGCCCTTGTTAAATTTTTAGGATATAAACAATTACCCTTTACAGAAGAAGAAATGTTTGTGGTAGCATTTAAACCTAGAACAACTAAGGCTGGCAAAAAAATGGCATCATTAACTTTGGCAGATACTTCAAGGGATTTGCATTCTATTACAGTATTTCCAACATCTTTTGCAAGAGCATACATGCATATTGAAGAAGGAAAAGCCTATAAGTTTGTTTTGGGAAAAACAAAAGATGGAACAATTATATTAGAGGATGTGTTAGTTTAAAGTGATAAGGGGTAATAAAAAATGACAATGACCATAGAAGATGTATTAGCGCAACTTAATCCAAAGTTAAGAAAGACCGTAATGTCGGGAGACACGATTCCACCAACACAATATGCTGCAACACCAAGTTATGGGTTAAACAAAGCATTAAATGGTGGCTTGCCGTATGGACGCCAAGTTTTAATATGGGGAAGTAAATCAAGTGCTAAATCGTCCCTATGCTTACAAACAGTAGCACTTGCACAAAAAGAAGGAAAAATTTGTGCATGGATTGATGCAGAAATGTCATATGATAAAGTTTGGGCTGAGTCACTTGGAGTAGACTCTTCAAAACTTATTGTTTCTCAGTGCCGAACAATAAATGAAATGGTAGATATTGGAACAAATTTGATGAATGCTGGAGTTGACTTAATTGTTGTTGACTCAATTACATCACTTCTTCCAGCAATCTATTTTGAAAAAGATTCAGATGAACTTAAACAACTTGAAAATACAAAACAAATTGGAGCAGAATCAAGAGACTTTTCCAATGCCTGGAAAATGATTAATTATGCTAATAATAAAGTTAAGCCAACTCTTTTTATTCTTATTAGTCAAAGCCGTAATAATATTTCTGCTATGTATACTAGCCAGCAGCCTACTGGCGGTCAGGCTACTAAATTCTACTCTTCAACAGTTATTAAGTTATTTTCTTCAGAATCGGACAATCAAGCAATTAAAGGGAAGATTCCTGTAGGTGATAAATTAATTGAAGAAAAAGTTGGTCGTAAGATTAGGTGGGACTTGCAATTTTCAAAAACAAGTCCAGGGTTTCAGTCTGGAGAGTATGATTTTTACTTTAGAGGTGACTCAGTTGGTGTTGACAGCATCGCTGATCTTATTGATACTGCTGAATTAAGTGGCATAGTAGAGCGCACAGGAGCCTGGTATATATTACCAGATGGCTCAAAAGTCCAGGGCAGAGAAGGATTTATTAATCGTGTAAAAGAGGATCTAGATCTTCAAGAGTCTATTATGGATAAACTAAATGCATAGTCTTTTATTTTTTATAAATAGAGTATAATCTTATTATGAATGAGTATTATAATGAAGAAACGTTTCCAGAGTATATTCGTCTAGTTCAAAGTCAACCAAAAATAAATGGCCAAGATTTTGACCCAGTTCTTTTTACAGATGTTTTGCCAAATGAAGAATTGCAATATATCAAAGACCAATTTAATAATGTAAAAGAAAAAGACATAAATGTTCAGGCTTACGCTGGCTTAGGAACTTTAAATATTCAATTTTTAAATAGAGAAAGTATTATTAAAAAAATTGAAAAAATGGCTAGTGATGCAGTAGGAGAAGAGTTAGAGGTTGTAGAAGTTGGTGGCACTAGGTATAGCCCAGATTTTGGTTGGTACCCAAAGTTTGGTCCACACTATGATGCACGACCAGTAGAAATGTATGTGTTTGACTATCATGTTCAGTCTACGGAAAATTGGGGATTGTTTATGGAAGGAAAAAGATTCGACTTTGGAGATAACGAGGCAATTTTATTTTGTGGTACTGGCAGAGTTCATTGGAGAGAGCCAATTAAATTAAAAGAAAATGCAAAGATTGATCTTATATTTTTTTGGCTACAACATAAAAGCCCAAGAGCAATGTCTAAGGAAAATTCAGACATAATGAAAATAAGATCAAGTTTTATTACTAAAAAAATTGAAGCGCCACCCTTACTCAAAACAAAAGATTGGTGGGATACAATACGAATATCAGACTCGGCAGATCAATACCCTGATTTTAAAAAAATTAGTGTAGATGGCTCAACACCACTTACACACAATACAATGTATAGGTCTCCAATTAATGGAAAAGATATTTTTGATTTTTATAATCCAGACAATATGAATAATTTAGAAAGTCAAATTGTCGATATTACAGAAGAAACCAAAAATAAAGTAATTAGATTTATGACTCACGTCCACGCTGAATTTGACCTTACATTTGAAAATGCTTATTTAGTTAAAAATTTAGTAAATGATGAAGACATAATAAAGGGATACGAAAACAAATCTAACAAAGAGTTAGTTAGTTTAATGATACAGTTAACAGATAGTAACTGCAATTATTTAATTAATGATAAGTCATTTATAGTAAAACAACATTATGCGCTTACCTTATCTCCAACGTATCAAGACTGTAAAATTATTTTTTCTGATCAGGATAGCCGTGGCTCTGATTTACTATTCTTTAATTTTTCTCTAGATAATAATAAAATAGAAAACAAATAATTAATTATGAACAATGAATTACTAGATATTGACATAATATTAAAAAATAAAACAGTAAGCAAGTCAATATTAGAAAATAAAGACGAGGTAAACTTTTACCGTTTTAATGACTTGATCAGCCTACAAAATCAAAATGTTACCGTTCCTGGAATACTAATAAATAAAATTGTTCAGCACCTAAAAACACAAATTAATTCAAACAAGGCTATATTTAAGGACGTTTATTTTGTTAAACATACAAATACTCAAAAAGAATTTATGCCAGGGTACATTGACAAAAATAAAGATAATTTATTAACCTTTATGATTCAGTTAACCCCCTCAGATGTAAAATACTCGATAGACAACGAAATAATAACATTGTCCAAGTGTGATGGAATACTGCTTAATCCAAAAAAACAACAATGCCAAGTTGTTTTATCAGAAGACAAGGAAGATTTTGCCAGAGTTTTATTTTTTAATTTTTTAATAGAAGATGGAAATTAATAACTTTGCAAAATAAATACTCTATTTATCCAGGAAAGTGGCCATGTAAAACATGCCAAGAAGAAGTTTCTTCATTAAGGCTATGGATAGAGACAGGAGATGCTACCTGGATGTGTAGTAAAAAACATATATCAAGAGTATCGCTTGTGCCTAAAAAGAAAAAGAAAAAGGACTTTAACAATGAGTGAAAGATCAGAAAGCAAAAGAATTGGGGCCAAGCAGCATAAAAACTCTGGAAGAAATAATCAAAAGGGGGATGCAACCTGGCAAAACTTTACCGTTGACTTTAAAGAAGTTAAAAAATCTTTTACTTTAAATAAAGACGTTTGGGCAAAAATAACAACAGATGCTATAAAAAATCACAAAGACCCAGCGTTGATAGTTTCTATAGGGGAAGAAAATTCTAAGGTTAGACTTGCGATTGTAGAACTATCTATACTGGAAGACCTTGTAAACACAAAAAATACAACCCCACAGAGTCGCCCTATAGACCAGGGTAATGGTATAATATAATTATGTCAACATTTAACTATGACCATTTACCAAAATACAAGGCTTTAATTGAAAGCCAAGAACACGTCAGGGATAGCGACTTTAACCCTATAGTTGTTGATCAGATATTAACTAAAGAAGAAATAGATGAAATTCTTCAGCAAATGGAAGAATATCCAAAAGAGAATATTAAAATTCAAACTTGGGGTGGCCAAGGGGTGTATGTTGATCTTCAGCCAAGTGATAAAATAAAAGAAAAACTTACAGGAGTAATGAGTAACATTATTGGGGAACCAATGATAGTAGAACAAATTTCAATAGTAAAGTATAGTCCTGAGTTTGATTACATGGTAAAACTTTTCCCTCATTATGACACAAGGCCAGTAGATATGTTTTTAATAGATGTTCAGTTAAAAACAAACGAACCTTGGGGAGTTATTGTAGAAGGAAAAACTTTTAACTTAGAAGATGGACAAGGTTTAGTATTTTCTGGTACTAGTCAGATGCACTGGCGAGAAAAAAAGGTTTTACCAGCACACACAGATATAAATATGATGTTTTGTTGGTTTACTCATGTTCCTCCTAAATATAAAAAAAGAGATCATGATCGAATAATGAGAACCAGATCAAGCGTGTTGATGCATGAGACTGGGATAAACAGCGATAAGATAGAAACAGAAATAGTTGATACTGAAGTTAAAGTTAAGACTAAAGATAATGCAAAGTAAATTACTTAAGAATGCTGTGTATAAAGATGTTTTTACAAATCAAGAAATAGAAGACTTATACCAAACAATTGATCTAGATCAAAAAGAAAAAACTTCAACTACCTCAATTTATGCACAAAAAATATGGTTTAGCCAATTGCCAGAGTCAGTAATAAATAAAATTAACCATATCGCTAAAGAAATATATGATGAGCCAGTTAAACTTCAAGAAATTTCTTTTGCAAGATATTCAAAGCAGTATGGAGAAATGCCAATATTAACTCCACATTTTGACAATGCATTTTCCACTCCAAGAGTAACAATTGATATTCAGGTAAGATCAAATATAGACTGGGCAATTGTTGTAGATAATAAATCATTTACTTTAAAAAATAACGAAGCCCTAACCTTTTCTGGAACCAATCAAATCCACTGGAGAGAATATAAAGAATTTAAAGATGATGATTTTATTGAAATGATTTTTGCTCATTTTTCAATAGATAGTGAACCATCCTATAAAGAAAATCATAAAAATGATATTGCGGAAAAATTAGTTGTTGCTTGTAACAACTTTGCCAGAACAACCATACAAAGCCTCTTAAATAATAATTGATATAGAATTGACAATAAATTACTTTTGTGGTAATATAGTAAGATGGAAACAAAAAGTGGTATTTTTAAAAATTTCTTTACTTTAGAAGAAGAAAGAACATTAAGAGATTTAATAGAAACAAATAGATTGTTGGAACCTGGATCTAGCAGGTACGCTCCAATGGTTATTGAGTCAATGTCAAGATCTCAAATTGAATTTGCTATTCCAAAAAACATTGAAGAAAAATTAATAACACTAGCAAAACAATTTGTTGATGATCCAGATTTAGAACTAACACATTATCAGTATCTGGACTACTTTGGTAAATATGGAAATGGCAATTCTCCAAATCTTCCACCACACCTTGATGTTGAAAACTACTATACAAAAGTTAGTATTGATTATCAAATGTCAAGCAATATTGATTGGCCAATTGTTGTTGAAGATGAAGGATTTATATTACAGGATAATGAGGTTTTGGTATTCGAGGCTTCAGATAGAATTCATTGGAGAGATCCAATTATATTAAAAGAAAATGATAGATGCGAAGTTATTGTATTTCATTTTTCCAATAAATTTGAACATCAGCCTTATGCTGAAAAACAAATGAGTAAAGAAGAGCGAGACGTAATTATCAAAAAGCATAACAGTATGCCAAAAATGAAAGAATATAGAAAAAAGTTTTTCGAACAACTAGAGGCATTGAAAGGAAATAAATAATGGAGCCAGAAAAGACAACACTTGAATCTATTAATGGATTGGCAGAAATTGCCGAATACATGGATGATAAAGAATTGACAACATCTCTTGAGATGATCGCTAAACTTATTACAAAGCCAGACATTCCTATTGCTGTGGCAACTGTTGAAATTGTAAGGCTTCAGGCTATTGCTGCTAAACTTTCTTTAAAAGCAACCTGGATGGCCAATGTAGATAAAAACAATAGGGCTAAAAAAAATATCTACTACACAGCAGCAGAATCCGTAAACAACTTGGTCTCAGCACTCAAATACATAACTCGCTGATAACTGATATAATTAATTAAACAGAAAAGGATAAAATGACTAAAAATTTATTACAGCAGGTTATGATTAAAAAAGACAGCGCACCAGCACCAGCGTTTGACGTTTCTGGTATAGCGGAAAAAATTAACAGCGGGTATATTGCAAATCAGGATCCAAAGTTTATGACAAAAAAGACATTTGCTCCGTCAACCTTAACTTATAGCGATGGCAATGGTGTTTGCCCAAGATATTGGTATTTGGCATTTGAAGGCGCAATATTTGAAACTTACAGCACTCCCTATGACATAGCAAATATGAGTAGCGGAGTTTTGTCTCATAGTAGAATTGAAAAGGCATTGCTAGATTCTGGCATTGCCCAGGTATTTCAAAAGGAAAACCCGAAAACAAAAGAAATAGAAAATACCACAGAGTTTAAAGTGGTTAATTCAAGTCCTCCAATTTTTGGATATGGCGACTGTATGCTTGTCTGGAATGGCGAAGAGATTGTTGGAGAAATTAAAACACAGAATAATGAGGTATTCGAATATAGGAAAAAGGCTGGCAAGCCAAAAAAAGATCACGTTACTCAGACATTAATATATATGAAGATATTAAAAAAATCTAAGGGAATTATTATTTATGAAAACAAAAATAATCATGAACTACTACTTTTCCCTATTGAAGTAAACGATACCTATAGAGAATATATTGATAACACTTTTGCCTGGATGGATGAAGTTTTTGCTGCTTGGAAAAATAAACAGTTACCAATTAAAAATTATAGAAGCAATTCTAAAAAATGTAAAACTTGCCCAGTTAGAAAAACATGCGATGAGGCTGGAGATGGTGTAATTAAAATAAAAACTCTAGAGGAATTAAGTGAAACAATGTAGTTGGTGCAATAGTCAATTTAAACCTAATGTGAGTTATCAGGTTTATTGTAGTGTTCTTTGCAGAGAAAACGCTACAAAAGAAAAAATATTTTCTAGATATAATTCTGTTAAACGACAAAAAAGAAAACTAAATCCAAAGAAATGTTCTGGAGGCTGTGGCATAGTTTTATCTATGTATAATGACGACAGCCTTTGCAATGTATGTCAAGTCAATAACAAAGAAGTTGAAAAAACATTAAAAAAACTTAAAGGAATTGTGCGTGATAGCAAAAATAATAAATCTTGAGAATGCAAATAGGCAAAAGGTTTGTGCTGTCGATGCAAGCACAAATAGCATTGCCTTTGCTATTTTTGATAATAAAAAATTAGATTTTGTAGGAAAAGTAACCTTTGCTGGAAATACAGTTTATGAAAAAATAGGAGACGCCTATGCAAAAACTAGAGCGCTATTTGATCTATACGATATCGATGTTGTTGTTATTGAGCATACTATTTTTATGAATAGCCCAAAAACAGTATCTGATTTAGCATTAATTCAGGGAGCAATATTAGCAGCATTTTGGGAATGTGGAGTTAAAGAAATAGGATCTGTTTCGCCTATAACTTGGCAGAACTACATTGGCAATAAACGATTTAGCAAAGAAGAAAAAATAGATATGAGAAGTAAGACCCCAAATAAATCAGAGTCGTGGTATAAAACACAAGAGCGTGAAATAAGAAAAGAAAAGACTATTAGGTTTATTAACGTTCAATACGACAAAGATATTAGGGATAACGATGTTGCAGATGCTTGCGGGATAGGATACTGGGCAATTAATAATTTAACAAAGGCTTTTAAATGACAAATAGAGAGCCTCTTATTTTTAAAGAAGAAAAAAATAATGTTATATTAACAGTTAAAACCTTGGCTCCAACTAAATGGCTTCTTTTGGATCGGGAAACTGGGCAAGCGTATCAAGGAAACCCAGGAGGGTTTTGGGATAGACTTGATCCAGTAACAAGGGTTGACAAATAATACTATGACTGGTAAACTATATACAAGTGAGACTTGGCTTCGTAAGCGCTATGTTATGGATAAAAAGTCTCCACAGGACATTGCTAAGGAATGTGGAACCAGCGTTGAAACTATTTACGTATACCTTGCAAAATTTGGATTAAGGAAGTCAAAAAGATGAGTAAGGCTAAAAAGATATTATTAACAACAGCAATAGTTACTGCTGTTGGAATCACATATGCCATTTCTACGTTTAAAGATTTACCAGACGTATTTGATTGGGAAGGTGAACCTGATGAAACTTGAGTCAGTATATAAAGATGTGAGAGATTTTAAATGCACTGATTTATATTTACATTCCCTAGGCGCTCCGTCTGGAATTAATATTTGGCAAACCTGTCATTCAATTGCACAAATGCTTATTGAAAAAAATATTGCGTACGGGGACTCCGCTTTAGATCCAGTTAGAATTTTTAGTAAATCAGATCCAGTAGAACAACTACGTGTAAGGATTGATGACAAACTCAGCAGGCTTATGAAAGGAACTGACTATGTTGGTGACAACGACATAGACGATCTAATCGGATATTTAGTATTATTAAAAATAGCCAAGGAAAAAAATGATCAAAATTAAAATGAATCATTTAGTTCTTAACAAATTTAAGAAAGATCTAGATGGGTGGGGACATCTATTTAAAAATCAATCTTTTGTCGATCTAACATTAAATTCTAAAAACTTTAGATGTGAAGAATTTGAAAGCAATCATGAAGGAGAACATTTGCTATTTTCTGGATGCTCAACAACATTTGGAATTGGCCTAGAAGAAGATGAAGTTTGGTCAAAAAAGTTATACAATAGAATAAAAGAAAATAAAAAAGTTTCTGGATATTTTAATTTAGCAATGCCAGGAATCGGATGTTTAGAAATTGTTGCTAATATATTTAAGTATATAGATAAATTTGGCAAACCAGATCAAATTTTTATTTGCCTGCCAGAAATAGGCAGAAATTATATTCCAATCAATGAAGAGACCAGAAAATTCTTAAACTATCCTGGTGATTTTGAGGCTGGATCAGTAAGGCATGGAACTTATACAAAAGACACGGACGAACAATCTTTAGAGGTTCTTAAAATTAACACTTTTCACTATCTGTTATTTTTAGAACTTTATTGTAAATCAAACAACATTAAACTATACATGTTCTCATGGGACTACAATTTTCCAGAAATGGATTTAGAAACACTTTGGTTTTTTCCAAGGACTGATTTTATAGATTTTTTTAAAAAACATGCAGACAGTTTAATTAGAGATAGATTTGCAATAACATCTAGGGATAACGAGCATGTAGGAACATCCTATCATCTTTTTTGGTGTGATCGTCTTTACAATATGAGTATAAGGGAGTACGCAAATGTCAACTGAAGCAGAGTTAGTAGAACATTTAGATCAGGTCAATAAGGTTGTTGAAGAATATCTAAAGGGTAATGATCCAACAAAAATATCAAAAGAATTAGAAATTCCAAGGGTGCGTGTAGTTGCATTAATAAATGAATGGAAAGTGATGGCATCAGCAAATGATGCAATCCGTGCAAGAGCAAAAGAAGCATTGGCATCAATGGATGCTCATTATGGAAAACTAATTACAAAAGCATACGAAGTTATTGATGAAGCAAGCCTTGGCAATAATCTTTCTGCAAAAACTCAAGGGATTAAACTGGTTGTGGATATTGAAAAAGCCAGAATTGAGATGCTTCAAAAGGCGGGACTGCTAGAAAATAAAGAGTTAGCAGAAGAAATGGTAGAAATTGAAAGACGTCAAGAGATTCTTGTAGAAATTTTACGAGACATCGCAAGCGAACATCCAGAGGTAAGAGATAAAATTATGAAACGTTTATCTGACATTGCTAAAGATAATGAGGTGTTAACAATTGTCCACGACGTTCAATGATTTTTTAGAAGTATTAAAAGATAGTGTTTTTGAAGAAAGACCAGTAGATGTAAAGACATTTGTTGAGTCACCAAACTATCTTGGACAGCCACAACTTTCAGAAATACAATATAACATTGTAGAGGCAATGAGCCAAATTTATTATAAAAAAGATCTTGAAGATTTAATGGGGACAAATGATGGAGGTGCCTATTATGACAAATATACAAAAAATGAAATTATATTACAACTTGGCAAGGGTAGCGGAAAAGACTTTACCTCTACAGTAGGATGTGCATATTTAGTATACAAACTCCTATGCCTTAAAGACCCAGCGAGATACTTTGGTAAGCCAGGTGGAGATGCTATTGATATTATTAACGTTGCTATTAATGCTCAACAGGCTAAGAATGTTTTCTTTAAAGGATTTAAAACAAAGATTGAAGGATCACCTTGGTTTGCAGGAAAATTTTATGCAAAAGCAGATAGTATAGAGTTTAATAAGTCCATTACGGTTTATTCTGGACATTCAGAAAGAGAATCGCATGAAGGTTTGAACTTAATACTTGCAGTGCTTGATGAAATTTCTGGTTTTGCATCAGAAGTTGGAACTGGAAATGAACAAGGCAAGACTGCAGAAAATATTTATAAGGCATTTCGTGGATCAGTTGATTCTCGTTTCCCAGATTTAGGCAAAGTTGCATTACTTTCATTCCCTAGATATGTTGGAGACTTTATTTCAAAAAGATATGACGATGTTATTGCAGAAAAAGAAGTAATTGAAAAACATCATAAATTTATTATTAATCCCACTCTGCCTGAAGATCATCCAGATAATACATTTGAAATTACCTGGGACGAAGATTATATAAAGTCTTATAAATTCCCAGGAATTCTTGCATTAAAAAAACCAACGTGGGAAGTAAATCCAACTAGAGATATTGAAGACTTTAAACTTTCATTTTTTACAGACCTTGGTGATGCCATGATGCGCTTTGCCTGTAAACCAACATATTCTTCTGATGCATTCTTTAAACAAAGAGATAAACTAGAAAAATGCATGTCATTAAGAAATCCAGTAGACAGTTCAAGAAGATTTGATTCTTCTTTTCAACCAGATCCAGAAAAAATATATTATATTCATGCTGACCTTGCACAAAAACATGACAAGTGTGCCGTAGCAATTGCACACGTTGATAAATGGGTTAGTCTTCAAGTATTAAAAGATTATGAACAGGTTGCTCCAATTGTTATTGTTGACGCAGTTGCGTGGTGGGAACCAAAAACAGAAGGCCCAGTTAACCTGAGCGATGTAAAAAATTGGATTATTAATCTAAGAAGGCAGGGATTTAACATAGGCTTGGTTTCTTTTGATAGGTGGCAATCATTTGATATTCAAAATGAATTAAAATCTGTCGGAATCAAAACTGAAACAATATCTGTAGGGAAAAAACACTATGAAGATCTAGCAATGCTTGTATATGAAGAAAGAGTTGCTATGCCCATGATTCCCTTATTGCTAGACGAGATGGGTGAACTTAAGATTATTAATGACAAAAAGGTTGACCACCCACGTAAAAAATCTAAGGACCTTTCTGATGCTGTATGCGGAGCGGTCTTTGGGGCCATTAGTTTTACGCCTAAAAATGTAAATCAAGAAATAGAAGTACATACGTTTAAAGATAGGCCAAAGCAAGTTGACGACCTACCAGACAACGTGATACAATATAAACCTATCCCAGATGACGTAAAAGATTATCTAGATAGATTCAATCTAATATAAAAAGAAATAGGAGAAAAATGAATTCATTCAAAAAGATAGCACTTGTTACCGCTGCAGCGATGGCGAGTACATTTTTTACTGTTATGCCACAAGCATCAGCAGCAGTAAGTAACGGATATGTATTATCTGATTCACTATCTGCAGGGGCTCGTGGGGTCACAGTATTAACAGACACAACTAAGGCAGAATCTGGAGTCAATGCGGTCGTTGTATTAACAACAAGCGACACTTTGGCCTCTACAGCAGACGATAACGTTTCGTTAGAAATCTCTGGTCCTGCTACATTTACTGATTACACAGCAGCAGGGTCAAACCCTACTGGAGTAACACTTACTAATCTAGGTAAGTTGTTTACATTTACAGCAACAACATCAACAGCAGTTACACTGCCAACAAATGTTAAGTTGACTGTTAATGGTGCAGGTACCGTAACGGTAACACAAAAGAAGAAGGTTGGCTCAACCACTTCTACTATTGATATTAAAACTATCTATGCTGGAACAACTGTAAAAACAAACGTTTTGTCTGTAGCAGACTCTTACGTTCGTGTACAAGATTCAGCAACAGCAGGAACATTAACATCTAGTGTAGATGTTGCAACTGCAACAAGCGTTACTAATGCGGGAACGGGATACGTAAACGTTCGTGCAATGGATGCTTATGCAGCACAACTATCAACTAGCGGTGTAATTCAAGCAACTGCAACCAATGGTGCGGTAGTAGCATGGGATGCTGCTCCAAGCACACAGGTTAATACAGCAGCCAAAACAGGAACTTCTGGAGTTTTATATGTAGTTCAAGGAACTGCAAATGAAAACAAGCCAGTAAACACAACAATTACAATTACTTTTAATGGTGTAACTCTTGCAACTAAAAGTATTGCATTCTCAGGTCGTGCAGCATCAATCTCCGTAACAGGTGTTGACATTGCACTATCTAATGGAGCACGCACAGGAACTTATGACTTTGTAGTTAAGGATGCTGCTGGTAATCAATTGGCTGGAGTTACTCCAACTGCTGATACCACAAAGTATACTTCTCAAGTCACTGCAGTTTCTGTAGGTGGGGCATCATCTGCTACTGCCGTACAAACTGGTGGTTGGACATGCGCTGCTACATCTGGTTCTTCTATTGTAAGAATCAAGCATGTATTGTCAGATCTATCTGAAATTTACTCAAACGAGTTTGTTGCAGCATGTGGTCTAGGCGTAAATAAGTACACAGCATCTCTTGATAAGAACTCTTATGTTCCAGGAGAAATTGCTACACTTACAATCTCTGCTACTGATATTAATGGCGCAAAGGTTGCAGATACCTCTACAGTTGGAAGTGGCGTTGCCATTTCTGGTGGTGGATTAACAGCAATTGCTGCTCCAACATCAGCAGATACATTTGCTCAAGGAGTAAAGACATATAAGTTTACTGTTGGCAATGTCAATGGTTCATACAATATGATCGTAGATCTTCCAGCCTATGTAGCAACTGATGCAGCAAAAACTGTATCTTATAAGATTGCAGATGGCGCAATTAGCAATGCTGAGGTTCTTAATGGAATCGTAGCGCTTATTGCATCTATCACAAAGCAAATTGAGCAACTTCAATTAATGGTTGCTCCTAAGAAAACAATCACATGTGTAAAGGGTAAGTTAACTAAAAAGGTTACAGCCGTTGCACCTGTATGTCCTACAGGATACAAAAAGAAGTAATTAACTTCTCTAAATTAGAGGGTCAACTTAATTGTTGGCCCTCTTTTTTATTGCTTATTATCATTAATTAATTAATAAATGATATAATACCACTGTAGAGATACATTGGAGTGACCCCCCCAATTGAATAGAATAAAGCGTAAAATATTCATTATATTAGGTTCTGCATTATGCATAACTATTTTTGGAATCATGGCCCCTGACCATGCTAAAGCCACGGATAACCAAGATCAAGTTGTTGTAAGTCCTGCTCAACAGGCAGTTAATAGCGCCCTTACAACGGCTACTACAGAGGTCCAGCAGGCCATTACAGCCACAAACGATGCTTTGGTAGAGGTAACACAAGCACAAACCGAATATTCCCAAGCCCAAGGTATTACAGCAGAAATAGCCACAAAAATATCTCTGGCTAATGCAGAAGTAAATAATGTTCAAACCGCTATTAATACTATTAGTAGTGTCGATTTATCTGTTACCCCAATAGATCAAAGTTCTCAGGTAGTTCAAGATGCAAAGGCTACAGTAACTATTGCAACTACTGCCATAAATAATATAACAACACAAATAACAGAGGCTCAGACAGCAATATCTGAAGTAGTCACTGCAAAAACAGAAGCCTCTACAGCACAGGCAACTGCTCAAACCGAATTAACTCAAGCAAACCTTGCTATTGATGCTGCCCAAACAGCAGTCAACAATTTACAAGCCACTATCGGAACTACTACAAATGTACTTGCTGGAGTAGACGATGCTGGTGTTCAAATGAACCTTCCATTCGGTATGCAAATGGGTGGCACTGTATACAACAACGTTTATGTTGGGTCTAATGCAACAATAACATTTGGTGTAAATGAGGGTGGCGTATACCATACAACTCCAAGTGCCCCATCCGTATCTATAGCGGGATGGGACTGGACAACCTGGAGCACAGGAACAGGTATTACCTATGCAACAACTGGTACAAGTTTAGATATTGCTTGGGACCTTCGTCCATACCCACAACAAGATGCCTCTACGCAAATGGTTCAAGTAAGATTTAATGCTGATGTAAATCCAAATAATGGTGCATGGATGGCAAGTGTAACTGCTAATGGACCAATACCAGATCAAGCAAGATTTAATGTTAGAGAAACAACCAACGGTGCACTTATTCCAATTACAGATACTAATGTTGGAGCAGGTTTTGCTGGACAAATAAGTCAAGGTGCAGCATTTACTCCGTATGTAGACCCAAATACAGAAACAGTTCAGGCAGCGGTTGACTCAGCAAATGCAA